TGTCAACCTACGTCGCCGGCGGGCAAACGGATCGGTGCAAGCCGTCGTTTCCCCTCACGAATTCGTGCGAAGCGAACGGTTGCGGCCGCGATCAGCGCGGCTCGGCAGTGACGACGTAATCGAAGCCGTGACGTAGGCCGCCCAGCCTGGCTTCGAGCGCCAGCGCCTGCGCGCGCAGGGCTTCCACATGTGCTTTCAAGCTGTCGCGCAGATCGTCCGGCACGAGGTGGAGACGGTGGATGCACATGTCGAGCTGCGCGTTGACGAAGCGAGCCCGATATCGGATCGGGAAGCGCTTGGTCTCGATGATTTCAAAACCGGCCTGCGCAAGCCGCTCTTCGACCCAGGCCAGCGGAAACTCGCGATAGGCCTTCTGCCCGGCGAGCAACAGAAAGACATCGCGCAGGCGGCCGATGCGAAACACCATGTCGCCGGCCGGTGTCGAAGGCCTGTCCAGCACATAGGGCTCGAGCCCCACCAGATAGAGCCGGCCCGCCGTGAGCGCGCGCAGCCGGTAGATCATTTCGTCCTGGAAATAGGGCGCGAAGCCATCGATGGCGCCGATCAGATAATCGGCGATAACGGTGTCGAAAAATTCGCCTGCGAGGAAGGTGGGATCGGCCCAGTTTCCGGTGAGAATGCGCTCATGTTCAGGTGAGGGGCCAAGCGTATCGCGCATGCGCCGCGCCATGAGACCGGCGCCGGTGACGGCCGTCAGCGCTTCGGCGGGCAGGGTCCGCAGCCAGCGCAAGGAGGTGATGCCTGTGCCCGCATCCAGCACGCGGCCCCCGCAATACTTCCGCACAAGCCGGTAGCGTTGCACGGCGGCCATGCGTGAGAGCAGCCGGTCGAGCTGGTGAGCGGTCTGCTGGCTGAAATGCTCGCGCTCGGGGACGCTTGTCTCTGCGAGCAGTCTGTCGAGCGTCACGTCGTCCCCTTCGTGAGCAGGTCGGCGAGAGCTTCGGGCGGGAGCAGTGCGTCGGCACGCAGAAAGTACCGCGCCAGCGCGCGTTGCGCATCGGTCACGTCCTCGTGGCGCTCGGAGCACGCCGCGATGATGCCCACCTCATGGTCGAACGGCTCGCTGATCGTCGTGCCGTTCCTGAGCCGCAACACGGGGCGCTTTCCGATAAGCCACACGGGACGTTCGCAGGCAAACGCATAGAGCGCGTTGGTGCCGGTCATGTTCGTGGCGACGTAACGATTCGCGGAGAACAGGTCGATGGTGTTGAGCAGGAAATCGCGCTCTTTATACCCACCCGCGCACACGCACTCGAAGCCTGCGAAGGCATCCCGCATTGCGGACGTGTCGTCGTGCGGGTGCAGGCAGACCGTGACGGGGCCGGGCAGGTCGGACAGCGCAGCCAAGAGCGGTGCCATCTCCGTGTCCAGTGCGACGCCTGGTGTCGAGTGGCCGAATACGAACAGCGTGCCCGTCTCGGGTCTAGTCGCGGGTTGCAGAGCGAGCGCGTACAGGAACGGCGAGGCGCACGGGACGACCGTGTAACCAGCCTTTGTGTAGACCTTGTCGCGGTATTCCGGGTAGGCCAGCACTGGGAACTCGGGGTGCTCCCGTTCCCTGCCGATGATGCCGGTCTGCTTGTAGATGCCGTGCGGGATGATGAACGGGATGGGCGCGTCGGGAATGCCCGCGTACCGGCAGAGCGCGCTGCGGTGCCCGTAGCGTGTGTTGAAGCGGAACATGGGCCTCCCCGGAAAGCCTCGGGGGCGAGGCCGAAACCCCGCCCCCTGTTGCGACGGTCTAGCTGATGACGCTCGCCGCGCGGTGCACGTAGACGCCCTTGGTCTTCTCCGAGAGCACCCACGCATCGTGATACGCGTAGTAGTCCCAGCGATCGAGGTCACCGGTCTGGTTGACCTCTGCGGGGAAGAACCGCGTCACGAGGTGCTTGGTGTCCGCGAAGACGGCCTCGGGGTCGACGATCATGAAGTTGATGCCGTCGCCCGTGGAGGTGAAGCCACCGGCCGAGCGGGTCGCTCCGGCATCCACCGTGACCGCCGTGTTCCAGCGGCCGCTCGGCACCTCGACGACCTTGGCGAGACGCGTGAGGAACCGCGCCTTCTTCTCCGAGACCGCGGCGGCGTCGAGCAGATCGAGCACCTCGGGCGTCGCAAAGCCGATGCAGCGGTCGACGATCGCCTCAGCGTCGGCGATGGCCACGAGCCCCGCGTTCGTCGCGGCGATCGCTTCTGTCGACGAGGAGAGGTCGGCCTGGACCTTGTGGCTTGCGTGCGCGCCGGTCGCGAGCCGCGCAAAGCGGATGGCGTCGGCCTCGGGGATGACGTGGTCCCGCATGTACTTGCGCGAGAGCAGCGCCATCTGCCCGACGCGTGCGGCCTCGTCGCGATCGGTGACGACGACTTGGAGCGTACGGCCACGCTTGTAGGTGTAGGCGTACGTGACCCAGTCCTGCGACACGTCGCCTTCCGGCATGATGCCGCCGACGACGTTGCCAAGGCCCACGAACGTGAACTTCGGGAGCTTGAACTCGCCAGCTGCATCCGCGGGGCGGATCCACGCCGGAGAGATGTTGATCGGGCCCGAGAGCGACTCGCGCTTGTAGCCCTCGTCGAGCTTGTCCGTGATGTACGCTACCGCTGCCTCGAAGGTGTCGGCCAACGGTATCGCCTCCTTCTACTTGGCGGCGCCCTTGGCTTGCGGGTCGGCGAATACCTCGTCGACCACCGCCTTGACCGGGGACTTGGCCGCGAGGGGCTTGACACCCTCGCCGCTGCTGACCCTCACGGGCGCCTTCGGGTCTTCCTCTGTCTTCGTGTAGTCCGGGTCGGCCTCGATCGCCTTGGCGAGCGCCGCATCGAAGTCGGTGTCGTCGTCGAGAAGCGCCTCGGCATCCTGGAGCAGGAGACGGCGGAGCTTCGGGCTTTCCACCTTCTCAGCGACGAGAGCCTCGCGCTCCTTGGTCGTCACACGCGCCTCAGCGTCGGTGGCCCGCTTCTCCGTGTCGTCCATCCGCTTCTGGAGCGCCTCGAGCTGCTTGGCTGGACTGTCGTCGGCCTCTGCCGCCGTCTTCATGTCGTCAAGCTCCTTCGTGGCGTCAGCGGCGGCGTCTCTGAGCTTCTTCGTCTCGGACTTGAACTTCTCCTCCGAGACATAGCCGCCAGCCTCCAGATCGACGAACTTCATCCCCTTGAACGCGGCCTCGACAGCCTCGTCGGTGACCTCGCTCTCGTCTCCGAGCAACTTTCGGATGCGCTCGAGCAGCTTCTCGTTCACTTGGACCCCTCCCAGGCTACCCGCGCCGCTCGCTTTGATTACAGGTGGGCCGCTCCCACCGTGACGGCGCGCTCGGGTCTTTAAGGCCGCCCGCCGGCCGGTTCCGATGATAACACTTGCCGACGCCAGCCCCGGAGATGTCCGATGTGGAAGCCGTGGCACTCGTCGCACGGGTAGACGTTGAGCACCGCCGCGTTGGGCATGCGCTTCATGACGCGGTGCGCCTTGTCATGCGTCGGGTAGCGCCGCTTCCCCGTCTCGGCACACCGCATCGGGACCTCCCCACTTCACCGCCTCGCTGGCTCGCCGACCTCCCGCGATCGCCGCCGGGTCCCACCCTCGCGCTGGCTCACGACCTCATCGGCCCGGCGCCGCCACGACGACGCGAGGTCCTCGTAGCGGTCCCGCTTAGCTTTGAGCACCGGGTCGCCGCCCGCCTTGTACGCGCTGCCGTAGACGTTCGCGCGGCCTTGGTAGGTGCGGATGTTGCGCTCGCAGTACCGCTGCTGCTGCGAGAGCTCGTAGTCGCGGGCGTTCTCTTCCTCGCTGGGCAGCGTGTCTTCGTCGAGCGGCTCTGAGATGCCCGGGAAGTACGGGAAGAAGGAGTGGGCGCAGTCAATTTGCGCCGCCGAGCCCTGTCACGGTGCCGTATCCCGTGACCTGAGCCAGCTCGGCAAGCGCTATCACCGTCCCTTGCCAGTCGACGTGCTCGGGGCGGCAGGCGAAGTGCGCGGTGATCTCGACGTACTCGGCGCCGAGCTCCTCGGCACGCGCGTCGGCGGCACGGAGCGTCGTCTGGTTCGCCCCGGTGAGCACCGCACGCCGCACGGCGCCGTAGAGCCCCTGTTCGACGCGCTGCCCGGTCGCTGAGGTGTAGATGACCCTCGTCTCCGTCTCGGCGATGTGTGCAACCGCGTCGCGCACCGCCGAGTCGAGGGGGGAGGTGCCCGTCGCAACCCGGAGAGCCGCCGCGTCGAGCGCGTCCACGAAGGTCTGGTACACGCGCTGCTCGGCGGAGGTGCGCACGAAGTTCATGATGTCGGAGACCTGCATGATGCCGAGCTCGACGATCTGCGCGACGCGGGCCGACTCCGCGACCGGCACGTAGGGCCCGAGCAATCCCGCCACGCGAGCAGAACGGTAGATGCGCTCGTCGTAGGAGAGTGACGCGGAGGCGGCGCGGGTGACCGAGGCCGACACGGCGCGCAAGATGGAGCGCTGCGCCGTCCTCGAGGTAGCGGCGAGCGAGGACCGGAGCGCGGCGCGATCGGCAACGGTGAAGTTCACGACCTCGGCGGCGGCCTGGCCCCGCATCTGGGCGTCGAGGCGCTCGAACAAGACGAGCACGCGCTCGGGGACCGCCTCGAGCTGTGCGGCGGTGAGCATCCTAGAAGAGCGGCGGCGCCGTGACGACGGCGAGCTTCGCGGCCTCTTTCACGGCGTCCTCTGCAGCCATGCCCTCGTACTCGACGAGGTAGCGCTCGACGGTCATCACTCCGGCCTGCACCTTCTCCATGCCGCGGTTCTGCCGCGAAGCATCGTCCTCGATGACGCTGTCGTCGCTTCGCACCACGACCTCGGCCTCGGTATTCAGCGGAAGCCCCGCGATGTTGCTCCCGCACCACAGCGCGGCGCGCGCGATGTCGGCGAGCATCGAGGACACGGCGAGGAGGTGCTTGCGGCGGTTGCGGAACAGCTCGGAATTCTCGGACACGATCTGCGTGGCCGTCTGGATCGCGCCCTCGCGATAGATGTAGCGCTCCGCGCCCATGCCCACCGCCGTCGAGACCATCGAGAGCGCGACGTCGAGGCCTTTGGCGTTCTCCTCGACGCGCAGCGTCGGGTTGTGCTCATGGATGGAGCTCGGGGAGCCGGCGATACCGCCGCCCGACGGATCCTCGAGCGCGACGAAGAGGTTTCGCTTGTCGCGCTGCGGCGGGATGATCGCCTTCTTGCCCGTCACCGGGTCGTCGACCGTCGTGGAGCGGCGCAGCATCGTCTCGGGGAGGAAGACCATCTTGCCGCCGAGGTCGAAGTCCTCGCCAAAGTTGTCCCACACGAGATCGAGCGTGTCGAAGTGGTCCTCGGCGTTGCCGAACACGCTCATCCCGAAGGGGGAAGCGGCGTCGATGTTGTTCGCGATCGCCGGAGCATGGCAGCGGAAGAGCTGCGGTGCGCCGTCAAAGGCGATCTCAGGTGCGATGCCCTCGGGCAGCGCCATCTCCTTGAGTGCGTCCGCCGAGAAGCGGCGATTGATGACACGCGGCCCATCGAGATAGATGCGCACGTCGACGTAGTCCTTCGAAGCCGAGACGAACGCCGCCTCGGTCACGCCCTCCGCGCTCCACTTGAGCGGCACGATGTTTCCCGCCGGCACCATTGAGAGCGCGATGCCCGTGTCGGCAGAGGGCAGGACGGATCCATCGGCGGAGACGAGCATGTCGTCGACGAGCACCTCGACGGCGCCGAATCCCATCGCGAAGTCGCGCTCGAGGTGGGTGGAGAACAACGGCGCGAACCGCTCCCCGAACATCGCCTCCAAGAACAGCGCCTCGGGCGTCTTCTCCTCGTCTGCGGTGACGATCGCGTTCTCGGTCCAGAGCAACCCCGACCAGTCCTCGCAGACGCGCTTCGTCATCCCCAGCGTGCGGCGGCGCCTCGTGTGCGTGCCGTCGATGAGATCGAGCACCAGGCGTACGCGGGCACAGGCGTACATCGTCGACCACCTGGCGATGTTGGGCGCCCACGTCTTGACGGCCTCGACAGCCTCGGGCGGGGCCTCGATAGCCTCGGCGACCTTGACGATGTCGACCTCAGACATGTCTGCTCCTTCTCACGCCGAGTAGCGGCGAAGGATCGCCGCGCTCATAGCATACCTGACCATGTCGATAGCGTGGTTGTTCGCGTCCGGGAGCGACGAGCAGTACTCGCCGTCGCGGGTGCGCTCATACTCGTAAAGCGTGAACTCCGTCGCGGCGACCGGGCACCGCCTCGAGTCGATGACAATCTTATCGAGGGACTGCAGCCACTTGATGCCGTACTCGACGCTGCCGGGCCCCTTGCGCACCGGGCGCGCGTCGATGTCCGCGTCGCGGTAATCCGAGATCGACTTCGGCTCGGCCGAGTCGCACCACACGAGCTCGCGGTGATACGTCTCCTTGCCCTCGGGGCCGGTCGGCCATGTGAGGCGGGCGATGACCATCTCGGCGGTCTGCGGGTTGTTCGTCCGTATCGCGGTGAGCTCGTCGAAGATGTAGAGCGTGCGCCGTGCCGCGTCGTGGTGCACCCGGCCGAAGAGCCACGGATCCGGGAAGTAGCCCCAGTCCAGCCCGTTGTAGATGTGGTCGAACTCGGCGATCTCCGCGTCGGTGATCTCGCGCAGCGCCACGTTCTCGAACACCGCGCCGCCGGTGCCGGTCGGGTCGCCCAGGTACTCGTGGCGATAGGCGGGCTCGTTCACGGCCTTGAGCGCCTCGGCCTCCGCGAAGAACGTCTCACCGAGCCATGCGCGGGGCACCTCGAGGTACGTCGACGTGTGCACGAGGCGATCGTCGCGCGGGGTCACCACCTCGCGGTTCGCCCAGGAGTCGCGGGAGCGCGGCGGGTTGTAGGTGTAGAGCACGCGGAAGCTGTCGCCGCCCCGCATCAGTGTCTGGAGGATGGAGCGTATCTCGGCCATGCCGAAGAACTGGTCGAGCTCCTCGAACCACACCAGACCGACGTAGCCGGTCTGCGTTTTGAGCGACTTGATCTTCTCGGGGTTGTCGACGCCGCGGAACAAGATGCGCTGCCCGGTCGAACGGTAGACCATCTCCATCGGGGAGTGGGAGCACTTGAACTCGCGCGTTATCCCGAGGATGTCGAGCGCCCAGAGGATCTGCGCGTAGACGCTGTCGCGCATCGTGTCGCCGATCTTGCGCATCACCACGGCGTTCACGAGAGGATCACGCTTGATGGCGAGCACGGTCTCGATCGCGGCGAACGATGACTTCGTGGATCCCCGGCCACCCTTGAGCCAGAAGTGCGTCTTGGGGACGCCCGCCTCATCGACGCCGCTCTTCATGCAGCGGTGCACCCGGTAGAACTCGGGAGCGAGGATGCCGGAAAGCCGCGCCTCAGACATCGTCGATGATGACGGCGACGCCTTCGCGCTCGCCCTCGGGGTCGGCCGGCGCCTTGCCGTCGATGTACTCCCACACAAGCTTCCGGGCGCTCGCGTCGCCCTTCAAAGCGTCGCGGATGGTCGCGTCGATGAGCGCCTGGGAGTAGGTGCGTCCCTGTGAGTCGTTCTGCACCCCCTCTTGGAGTTTGTTCCTGAGCTGGATGCGGAGGGACACGTATCCCTTCAGCATGCCGCCGGGGTTGCCGGAGACACCCGGCGGGAAGGTGCCGTCAGGATTGCGCGGTGTCTCGTCGCTCATCGAGCACCGCCTCTCTTCCGGTCAGGTTCTCCCACCGCGTCACGATCACGTCGCAGTAAGCGGGGTCTATCTCCACGCCGTAGCACACGCGTCCCGTCTGCTCGGCGGCGATGAGGGTCGAGCCGGAGCCGAGGAAGGGGTCGAGCACCAGCTCCCCGCCACGTGACGAGTTCTCGATAGCACGCGCCACAAGGGCGACTGGCTTCATGGTCGGGTGTGCCTCGGAGCGTTTCGGCCTCGGCACCTCGAAGACGGAGGTCTGAGCATTGTCGCCATACCAGCGCGACCCCGCGTGGTTGCCTCTTCCGCTACGTCCGACTCCAGGGGTGTAGCCGTACAGAATCGGCTCGTGCTTGTAGTGGTAGTCGGAATGCCCGAGTACAAACACGTCCTTGACCCACACCAATCCCTGATGCACCTGCATCCCGACTGCGGCCACTACCGACTCGAACGTCTGCGACTGCGCACCCGCCGGGTGCGCACAGTACCAAGGCGCACCCTCTTCGAGGGACGCGACAGCCTCGGTGAAGGCGCCACGCAACAGCGCCTCGAGTCCGACGGCTCCGTCGTTCGCGATGCGCTTGGCGTCCTTCGTCTTGCCCACGTATTCAACGCCGTACGGCGGGTCGGTCCACATGCAGACGGCTTTGCGCCCGTCCATGAGCCGCGCCACATCCTCGGCCTTCGTCGAGTCCCCGCACAGCACGCGATGCTCCCCGAGCAGCCAGAGGTCGCCGGGCTTGGTGACGGGATCGGCGGGAGGGTCGGGCGGCTCATCCTTGATGAGCGCCGCCGTGAGCGAGTCAAGCATGCGCTGTGTCGCCCGATCGTCGAAGCCGGTGAGCGTCGTGTCGAGCCCAGACAGGTCGATGTCGCCAACGAGCGCAGCCAGCATGTCCTCGTCGGTCTCGGCCAGCTCGGCGATGCGGTTGTCCGCTACGAGGTCGGCGAGCTCTGCCGCGTCCGAGTCGTAGTGCTGGAAGTCGACGGGCACCTGGCACTTCTCGAGCAGGAGCGCCGCGTCGAGGCGGCCGTGCCCCTTGACGATGTGCCCCGAGCGCGTCGAGACGGTGATCGGTGCGCGCCACCCCTGCGCCTCGATGATGTGGGCCAGCAACGCTATCTGCTTCTCGGGATGCGTGTTGGGGTTCCGAGGATTGCGGACGAGGGTTGCCAAGTCGACGATCTCATCGCACGCACACCAGACGGGGATCCCGTCCGCGAGCCTGCTCTCTGCCTGCCTTTCAGGGGCGCTCATGCGCCAAGTATAGCGCGAGCCTCCGCAACGCTTGTCGCGACGCCGGCCGCGTTGCCGGTGGCTACGATGCGGCGGATGTGGAGCGCCTGGAGCTTCGTGCACCCGTGAGCGCTGCCGCACGGGATCCCGAGTGCGCGAAGTGACGCGATCGCCTCGCGCTCCGACGCCGTGGCCGAGGCGCCGGGAGCTTTGACCTCGATCGCGAAGCCGCGGCCCGCGCCGAAACCTAGGATGTCAGGGATCCCCGCCGCCTGGAACTGTGAGCCGTGTATCTTCTCGGCCCAGAAGCCCTGTGCGCGCAGGTCGGCGAGGATGGCCGCCACGACCGTTGCCTCAGGCCCCGCCATCACGCCACCCTCCGTTCGATGCGCACGAAGCCCACCGACTCGAGGCGCTCTTCGAACGTCGCTCCCGAGCAGCCGAGCGCGAGTTCGCGCGCCACCTCGAGCACAGAGCCGTGCTCGAGGTCGGCCTCCTGCTGTGTGACTCCGATAGCGAGCGCGCGGTCGCGGTTGCACTTCCACGCGAGCGTCTTGATCTCGCGGGCCCACTCGTCCTGCTCCTTGGGGCTCAGGCGCACCGCTTTGGCGAGCCGTGTGAGCATTCCCGAGTAGGCTTGCCGGTGCGTTTCACGCTGAACTGCGTCCATTTCTCCCTAATCCCTTCCAATCTAGTGACAGCTTTCGGTCCTTTTAGTGACAGCTTTCGGTCCTGTTTTAGCAAAGCTGTGACCTCGAAAACGGCCCCTGACCTGCAGCAACTCCGTTTTAGTCACAGGTCACAGGTCATTTTCAATACCGTTATACAGTTTCCGAACGAACACACTCCGCCGATCCCCTCTCCGTCTGATTCTTTCGGAGACTCTCTATAGCTTACGGTCCAAATAAAGCTGTGAAAGCTGTCACTATATATATTGAGTACCTGCTAGACTAAGGTGTAAGCTAAACAGGAAAGGTAGCAGTCTTGGTATCAGGATATCAGGAAAGGGGCTACATATGCCGATAAAGCGACTCCTCGATGAAGCACCGGACATCACACCTCTCCGTAGGGGTGTGGAGGCGTTTCGCCAGCAAGACGTGCTTGCGCTCATCGAGTCTGGGAAACCTGCTTGTGAGATCCACATTGATGGCGAGAAGTTCCCTGGCAACGTCCGCTCGGCGTACTGGCACGCGATTAAGAAGCTCGGCTTGGAGGATTCGGTGCGCGCTTCTTTGCGGGGCGGCCGGTTGTTCCTCATCCGTATCGAGCGGTAGCGGTACTCCCTCACCTCGCACCGCCTTTTCCTTGGCGCATCTTCTCGAGATCCTCGCTCCACGCCACGAGGCAGCCGTCCGCCCTGAGCCTCACCGGCTCGATGCTCTCGACGTCCAGGCCGTAGATGTCGGCCGTGAGGATGCCGTCGTCGGTGCAGGAGCGCACCCGGCCGATGGTGACCGTGAGCGGTGTGCGGCGCGTCCGGGCCTCGATCACGACGCGCCTGCCCAGCAGGTCGCTTCCGCGCCAGGGTCTGATGCCGCTCGGCTTGAAGGCGACGGTCGAGGTCGGTCGTCCGCGCAAGGGTGCGAGCTGCCTCATGGCCCACTCCTCTCGGCGGCGTACGCGTACTCGTCCAGCAGCGCCGCCACGCCGGGGCGCGCGCCGGGGTCGAACTCGGCCAGGATCAGCTCGCGCAGCTCCAGCGCCATGCCCTCGTAGAGCGCCGCGAGCCGGTGCCCGTTCGGAGTCTCGGATGCGGTGCGGGCGTGCTCCTGGAGGTAGGCGATGGACGATCCGTCGGGTAGCGGCGGTGTGGCCTGTGTCTTGGTCATTCGGTGCTCCCTTCCCCAACACAGAGCGCGATTGCGAACAGCACTATTGCGCCCGTCAGCATGACTACACCCTCAAGCTGTGTGGGATGCGTGAACCATCTGATGAGCAGCAGCACCCATCCAGTGAGAGTCATCGGCCAAGTACGCTTCCATTTCATGCCTCGCTCCCTTCCAGTAGATTGATTCCGTGCAGAGCCTCGTCGCCCCACGTGTCCCATCCGAAGCGTGCGCGGCGTGAGAACATCTCGAGGTAGGGGCCGGGGGACGCGGACTCTATGAGGTCCATCGCCCCGTCGGGCTTCACGGAATGGCGCTTGCCGCCGTTGAGTGTGTAGTCCTGCTTCCACTCCTGCACAGACCCCACGTCGCGCCGTGCGAACGGCAACTTACCCCGGCGTGCCACGATCAGGATTTCGTGCTGAGGCCGGGGGAATGCGCCCATGCCGAAGTTGCGCTTCTTCCAGACAATCTCGCCTACACGGGAGAAGCCCCACGCCTCGAGCGTTGCGATGCCCGCGCTCCGCGCGTTGAGTTCGGCTGTAATCCACAAGTAGAGGTGGGCGTTCTCCTCGGCTAGGTCGCCTACTGGCAGGGCGTGGATGTCCTCCATCGACATGAGCGCATACGGCATGACCGTGCCGCGCTTCCGTCGACCGCCCGCTCCCATGACCCACGGGCGAAGGCGGATATCTCCCACGGGCCAGGGCGGGTCAGCGACGATGGTGCGATACAAGGTCATGTCCCGCTCCCTTCCAGCAGGCTCCCCTGCTCCATGCGGTCGGATACATTCCAGCACACGCTCCAGCCGCCACGGTTGGCGAACACGAGGCGCCTCCCCTTCTCGTCGCGCAGCACCCCGTCCGGTTTGGAGACGTTCGCGGAGCAGACCCCGTTGCGGTACTGGATGCAGGAGGTGGTGCAGGGGGTCACTCGTCCCACCTCACTGCTTCGCCGTCCACAGTTGCGGCTCCTCGCCTTGCCGCTCCACGACCCAGCAGCGAGTCCCCCAGAGGTGGTAGGCCAGTCCCCACGGCATCTTGTGATGCTTGCCCTGAGCGCGTGCTTGGGCACGGAAGCGGGGCAGGTCGATGAGCTTGCAGTCCTTCACTTCCCACGCCACTTGGTCCTGTGGCAGAGCGTGGAGCCCGAGTTGGTCCGGCTTGTAGGGCGCGGCGATCAGGTCGCAACAGCTCTGCCCGGCCACGGTGGGGAGCACGAACCAATCCCGATCAACAAGCATGAGGCGGAAGGCGGCTTGGGCGTCACGACCTTTGCGGCGGCTATTGGTCACGGTGTACCCCCGAGCGGGATGGTGGGGGTGCGGATCACAGCAGGACTCCTTGCGCGAGGCGGTGCTTGGCGGCTATCGCTATGTAGTCCGCATTCAGCTCGAAACCGATGGACTTACGCGCGAGCGAGCGCGCCACCTGAGCGGTCGTTCCCGAGCCGAGGAACGGATCCAGCACGGTGCCGCCCTCGGGACAGCCCGCGAGGATGCAGCGGCGCGCGACTTCGGTTGGCATCGTTGCGAAGTGAGCGAATGAGTTGGCTTCCGGCGACACGAACCACACGTCGCGTATCATCGCCGGTCGCGCTTGCTGCTCAGCTTTGGTCATCTGATCCCAACGGTCGTTGAAGCCGTCGTGCCGCCGAGAATGGCCGCGCTGCTTGCCTCCGACTGCCTTCATCGTCCCGTTGGTCTTAGCGCCGCTGTTGGCGCGGTGGGATCCCGCTTGTGCCTGAACGTCTTGTGCGAGTCTCACCATCGAAGATTCCCGAGGAGGGGTCTTGAGGGCATCAAAGTCGGACCAGTACGCCCGAGACTTCGAGAGCATGTAGACCATCTCGTGGGAGGATGTGCAGCGGTCTTGCTGCGACCCCGGCATCCCATTCGGCTTGGCCCATACGATTTCACTGCGCAGATACCATCCGTCCGCTTGCAGGGCTAGAGCGCAACGCGCGGGGACCATCACGAGGTCTTTGGGCTTGAGGCCGGGTATGGGTTCCGTCTTGGCACGACACGCCCACGATGGGACATCGCCGTCGTCTGAGATGGTGTGCTTCCCCGCG